AGTTGTAATCTACCTAATAAATCACGGGCTGTAGATGCCTTGTTTGCCAGTATAGCAATATTAACATTATCATTAAATATTGCATAATGTAGAAGGTATGATACAACCGTTGTCGATTTACCAGTCTGCCGAGGCATCTTGCATATATTGAAACGGTTCTCATGGAAATTTTTAATTAATTTTTTCTGGAAAGGATATTGTCTAAAAGGAACTAAACCCTCATCCAGTGATACAATTTTTATATAGTTGTTCGCAAAGTAGACAGGATCGTCTTTACACTTCAAGAACTCTTGAATGTTCTCTTTCGTGAACTCAATCGGTGTATTTGCTTTTTTTAGATTAGGATTACCAAGATAAACTTCACTCATATCATACTGTTTTTACATTTTTATTAGTTTTTTTCTTTGCTAGTGGTATACCTGTTTTGAATTTAAAAAGTTCTTTGGCTCTGTTTTTTATAAAATTATCAATGACGAATGGAGTATTCTTTGGATAATTAGATTTACCAAACTTAGTAAATTGTTTTGTGGAATAAACAGGATCTGACTCCTCTTGAAATTGTTTAAAAGTTTTCATCAGCAATTCCATCTCCTTAGTGCCTTATTAATTCTTGAATCTGGATCCCTTGCAGTTTTTGCAGATGTAAGTCTCTTCTTCATACCTTTCATTCTTCTACAGAACGATAATCTTCTTTTTGCGTCTTTAGAACCTTTCTTTAATTTTTTAGGATCTTTTGTGACTGCAGTTTTTAATTTAGAACCAGGATTCTCACGACGATACGCCTTGACTGCCTTTTTACTTAAACCATCAGTCTTATCTTTACGATTGACCTTTTGCCAATCCTCACCCAACTCTGTTCTCCAATCATATGATGACATTAAATTAGGTTTATCTTCTTTTTTATTTTTTTTATTTTTATCTATATTTTTTTGAATTTTTTTAATTTTATTCTTTTGTGTTTGAGTTAAAGGTTCCGTTTTTGCTGGTGGTAAATCATCAGTAAATGTTCCTGTTGGTCTTTTCTCAACAAATTTTTTCTTAATTGGTGTTGACGATCCACCAATATATTTGTCAAAATCAATCTTTTTTTGAAGATTTACTTTTACAGGTGTTGTACCTTTATTTGGTTTATTTGCTAATTGATTTGCTTTTTTAGTTTGATTAATAATTGATTTAGTTTGAATATTTTGTGAGGTTATCTTATCAACAGGTTTATACTTAGTTACACCTGAATCAATCATTGATTTAGTTACTTTTGGTTTTTTCTTAGTAAATTGTTTTATAATTTGTTTTGCTACTTTTTTAACAATTTTCTTTTTGAATCCCTCATCAATACTTGCTTTTTCTTTTAATGGTTTTGCTTTGATTATATCAACAGTTTCAATTTCTGTAAACTTGATATCATCGACATTCCAATCTTGAATTACTAATTCACTTTCAATTGCAGTATTTTCTTCTACCTTTTTCTTCTCAGGTAATCCTTTATGCTTTGTAGATGCAAAATCTTTTACATCTTTAGTTTTCATACTAACAGCAGCTTTTGCAACCTCTGGTGTAGATGCCTCACCAGTTCTTTTCGCATTGAGAACTGCACCCATAAACCTTTGCTGTTTTTTAGATAATGCCTTTTCAGAAACAACATCATCACCTAAATCAACAGAAGCTGCAAGATCTTTATAAGGAGGTTCCTTATATTTTTTCTCTGTATTCTTTGGTAGTTTTTGACCTTTGATATAATTACCAAAGTTACCGTGAACTAGTTTCTCATCTAAAGAAGAAGTTTCGACCTCTAACTCCTCCTTCTTAGTCTTTTTTACGCAGTTTGGATACCTCTTACCAAACATTGTCTTCATACCTTTCTTCTCATAACCTTTCCAACACTTTTCATCAAGTTCTTGTCTCCAATTGCTTTTATTCTCTTTTATCTCTTCATCCTCATGAGGAATTGTATTACCATCAGCATCTTTCTTATGATGCTCAACTATTTCATCTCTCCAACGATGATGTGGTGTCTTGTAAACCTTTGCTTCGTATTCAACTTCTTCTTTACGACTGTTACCCCAGTTTGCAGCACCTACTTTACGACATTTAACTAATGCACCTGATGCATATGCACTTGGCCAAACTGAATATCTTGACTTAACTTTATGGTAACAGGCATCTTTTGTACCACTACCTTTTCCTTTCTTATCCTTAACTTCTGTTAAATCTATTTCTGCTTCTTCTGTGTCTTCTAGAAGTGTATCTCCTACAACTACACCGTTCTCTGCAAACCAACCACGATTTACTTCAACTGCATATCTTATTTTACCATCAGGATATACAGGAATCGAACTCATCGGGTCTAATTCTTTGATACTTTCAATTACACCTTCTTCGTTTATAAATGCAATATCAAGAGGTATGAAAGTATTCTTCATATGGAAAGAATGACGATCAGTATTCTCAAATACAAAGAGCATACCACGATCTTTTTCCAAACTTTCACGGAACATTAGACCTAATCTAAATTCTCCATCGTTTTGTGGAACTTCAAGTTGAAGTGGTAATGAGATAAATTCTTCCTTCATTTTCTTTTTCTTTTTAGGTTTGTCAGTTGAAACATATGTTGGTTTTGCAGCACCAGATTTAGACTGCTGATTTGGATCTGCTTTTTTCTTTCTTCTTGCTGCAGATAATCTCTCTTTCTTACTCATACTTGCTCTCTTTGCAGAAGAAACACATTTAGGTGTTCCCTCACCTGGTTCATCACTGGCACAGGTTCCACCTGTAACCACGTTGACCCATCCACCTTTACCGTCCTTAGATTTAGAACCCTTAAACCATTTATGAAGTGAACCTTCTTTCATAGTCTTAGGTTTCTTACCTTCTTTTTTCATATTAATAGCAATCGCTGCTTGTTGAGCAGGACTTACTGCTTCATTCATTTTTTTAGTCTTTTTCTTCATTGAATTAATAAACTTTCGATAAATGGCAGCTTCAGCGGTTTTACCCATCACTCTCGCTCTTTGCTCCATAGCAATTGCTGCTTGAATTTTATGAGCGTGTGATCGACTTGATTTCCTAATTTTTGCCACACTCGCTTTCGCTGTTGCGACATCCTTAAAACCAAGTCCATGAATAGTTCCTTTAGGATCTTCATCAGTATACAAATCAGAATGTTTTTTAGATTTTGCAGGTTGTCCTGCTTTTCTTGGGATACGAGGATTCGATCCCTCTGAGACTAAAAATCCATCTTCACGAACTTTATATCCATCAGGGATAGGTTTACACTTTTTATCAGTGTTACAATAGTATTGTCCTTTTTTACAGGAAGTCTTTCCCATCTACAGACTATTCAGAGCTATTATTATTTAGTATTCCATCTTTTAACATTTTTGAAAGTTCACTTGTTGAACCTACAAATAAAGCATTATTGGTAACGTTGCTCTGTGGTTTTGCTTTATCTTCATCTATTTCTTTTATTTTTTTATGCAAATCTGCTAATTTATCAGTCGTATCTGCAACAGACTTGATTAATTGACCTGCAACTTCATATGCTCTTGGACTTGCAGTTTCTCCTGCAACTTCCATAATACCATTTATTGCCTCTTGACCCTTCTCGATTAAAGAATAGAGATTACCACGAGTATAATCATAATCCTTACTAACATCATCAGTGAGTTTCTGTATGTTACTTTTTGCTTTATCATTTTTAGTAATCGCATTTACTTCAACAGAATCTGTATTGAAAGTATCATTTAATGAGTCATAAGAATCTTTCATTAGATATCTACTCCTCTATTAGGTGCAAAATCTTTACCATCACCAAAGAATGAACTTGTTTCAGTAAATCCAAAATCATCACCTGGTTCAATAAATGGTGTATCATTAGTATCTATAACATTATCTTCATTATAATCCTTTGTAGGTTTAGGAACCACAGTATATCTTTGTTCTCTCTTTGCTGTTCTTGTATTTGTATCTGAGTAGTAATCGACCTGAACTTTGCGAATAAGTCCCTCTGGAGTTTTTGCAATATGACCAAACATAAAGGTCTTTGCTGTGAATGAGAGTGTGTATATTAATGCTCTTCTTGTTGAAAAATCCCCTTCATAATCATCTTGCTGACTAATTGAGTTTAATATCATAGGTATATCTCTTTTTTCACCTATTGATTTGACCAAATCAATTGACATTGTAAATGCTGGTTGAAAGAAAGGTAATATCTGTTCTAAAATTTGTAGTCCATCATCTTGCAATTTAACTAAGATATTTAATTCAAAACTCAAATTGTAAGGTACAGGCATAAAAACCTTTTTCATTTTACCACCGTCACTACTATCTGCTGCCTTAAATGTTTGAGTTATACCTGCCTTACGAGTTGCATCATATGAAATATTTGTAATCTCAAAAGACATTCTTGGTAATGTAATTTGAGTTGCTTTATTTAATTCTGCTTGTTGTGTAATTCTTGCTAAAAACTTTTGTCTAGGACCATATGCTACGGGAACTTTTATATCAGATATATCATTACCTGCTTGGTCTTGATGTCTCACATGAATATCATTAAACAATGTACCAAATGCGATAACTGTCTTTCTAATTATTTCGTGATAAAAGTAATTTCCTAACATTAAAATGTACCAAATGGATTAGATTCCGTGAAATCGACAATAGCATCTGCTTCTGTCTCAAATATGTCACCTTCATTATATTTATCGGTGGTATCATCCTCATTAAATCTTGAGACACTGTATAATGCTCCTGAAGAAAGTCCTTTTACATCTTCACCAGCAAAGAATCCTGTAATTGTTCCTCCAATACTAACGTTTGCAATAGAAAGTACGTTTGTATCAGCATCCCAATTTTTGACTCTTGCTTGAGTTCCTGAACGCATCCCCTGAACAACTTCATTGAATTCAAAGTTGCCAGCACCATTGATTGTTTCTGGGTCAGATATTGTAACTGTGGGTTGAAGTGTATATCCTTTTCCTGCATTCTGTACAAATATTGATTTAATCTCATTAAATCCTCCACTATCAACACCCATAGAAGCAATACCAACCGCCTTATCTGCAGCAGTTCCACCTGCAGGATTAGATACTGTAACTGTTGGTACTGTTCCAAAACCAACACCATTATCAGTCATAGTAAATCTTAAAACACCTTGTGCCGAAGTTTCAATTGAACAAGTTGCTGCAGCACCTGTACCACCACCTCCAGTAATTGTGATAATAGGTGGAGTATTATAATTTGCACCAGTATTTGTCATAAGAATTTTTTCTATTGACCTAACACCTGCTCTTTCTGTTGTAAAAGCAACTGCAGTTGCATTATCTCCTGCTAAACCACTCGGAGAGGTGCTAATTGAAACTACAGGTGTCCCTGTAAATCCTGAGCCATCATTATTTAAGAATATCTCACGAATATATCCTGTTCCAAGAGATACTGTTGCTGTTGCAGTGCGACCAACACCCACTAATTGAAGTGTAGAAATATATCCTTCTTCTTGAACCTGAGTGTCAATAGCATCAATTGAAGTGTCGATAACTTCGTTCTCATATTCAAATAACTCACACTTAAGTTTGTAAACGTAATTTTTGCCTAATTGGTAGAAAGGTTCTTCGTGTTCTACAAATTTAACTTCAAATAATCTTTGACCAAGTGGGAAAAATACTAAGTCTCCTTCTCTTGGTCTTGATGCCAAATCTATATTATCAGATGCTGACATAAAAGGTGATATAAAATCTTCAAATCTTTCTTTTGAAATAGTTAACTCTACTTCATCTCTTAGACTCATTCCAAATTTTGTTAATACATCACCTGCACCTGAATATCCATCGTATGAATTTACATATGCTTCTAATACAAAATTATCATCAAATTTTGACGATTGAACTTCTTCTATGATTGATTGTGTATTTACAAACTTACGGGGAATATATGTAATATCTAATCCATATATTTTTAGTTGCTCATTTATAAGATCCTGAACTAATCTTTGTTCAGATTCGGAACCTTGTAAAAAGTAAGAGTTTCTTGCCATTATACATTACCCAATAAAATCAAGAGGAGGAGTTTCATATTCCTGCATTCTTTGTTTAATCGAGTCTAAGTCTCTTATTGCATCATCATATATCTCTCTACCATTTAATTCTATACCACCTGGTAATTTAGTTCCCCTAAACTTAATTAAATTTTGACCCCACTGTCTTTTTATTAATGCTGTCAAATATAATTTTACGAATGGATCATTATAAACTTGAGTAAAAGTATCTGGATCAAGAGCACGGAAACAATCTATAACAATAAAATCTTCTACTTGTTGTGCTCCCCAATCAATATCCAAATATAATCTATCCTGTCTTTGATTAAATCTTATCTGCTTTTCAGTTGTTAATAAATGGTCAATATCTTCAAGATAAGTTTTTGTCATTGCATATTGCAATAAATTTACGGAGTTGAAATAATATAGATCATTTAAAAATAACTGATATTTGATACTAAACATTCCACCCGAAATAGAACTCGAATCAAATTTAAATATTTTATTAACACCGATTACGTGGTCTGGGACTGATATAAAATTAGAAGTTTCATAAAAATTACTTGTAACTGCACCATATCCACTTACATTTTGTGTTCCAGTGCTAGTGACAATTCCTACACCATCTGTTCCTTTTCCTGTGCCTCTATCAATATCCTCTTGAGTAATTTTATACTTAAGAAACATTCTCTCAATACCATTATAATGACGCTCATTATAGTACTGAATTGTATCGTCAACTAAATCGTCAACCTGATCATCATCAACATTTATTTCCAATACTGGTGCACCCAGTTTACGAAAACAATAGTCGATTAATCCTTGTCTAGTTGATGGTTTAGCCATTATTCACCTTTGAGGTTTGCTATTTCTGCAAGAAGTTCTTGCCTTTCCTTCTCAAAATCGTTTTTTAGAGTTTGTAATTTTGCCTCTAATAATACGTTTTGATTTAATGCTGATGATAATTTTGAATTATATAAGTTGACGAGTACATTAACGTCCACTTCATTGTTTTGTTGCATTTTTTAAAAAGTTCCCCCGTCTAGGGTTGAAGTCCAATGTGGTTTATTTGTATATACCACTGTAACAGTATTAGGTACAGATGACAAGTTTGCTATGGCACCATTGTTTCCTTCTTTACGTAAATTGTTGGAAGTATTGAATGTTCCTTCAACACCGATTAGATTTACTGAAGCAGAACCAGTAACGCCACTCTCGACAATACCGAATGCACCTGTGGTATCTTGTTTAATTATATCACCTGCAGCTGCGGTGATAGCAGCGTTAAGAGCAAGTGTATTTTTAGTTATTGCTGTTAATACCTGTTTTGATGTTACAACTGGTGATTGAGGATTGTTAGTAGATCTTTGTAGTCCTTCACTATCAAACCAAACAACACCTCCAGAATTAAAGTCTCCAGACTGATAGTAAATACCTTTAATATCAAGGAAACCTTTTGTACCAGAGACGACACTATTTGATATAGTTGCATCAGGTACGTATGTCCATCTTCTACTGTCATCACCATGTGTGTCATGGTTTCCAGTACCAGCAGTGCTTGATGCAATTGAATTATCATCAAATCCAAAGAAACCCTCTTTTGAATTTGCGGTTCCAACACCAACATTATATGTGAAACTTAATCCACGGTCAGTGTTAGTATCGATTGCGTGAGTAACTGTAAGTTGCTGACCTGTAGCAATACCTGCAAGAGTGACACCTTGGAATGTTAATGTCTTAGAACCTGCATTAACATTCGTGACTGTTGTAATACCACTTAGCGATAGACTTGCATGCTGTAAAGTATCATTAACATTAATTCCTATAACTGAATCAACTACAACTGTAGATGCACCAGCATTCACAGTTTGCATAACAGTTCTTGAACTTGTAGCATCACCAACTGATAAAATAGGATCATTTACAGTTGCCTGTGTCGAGTTAACTGTTGTGGTTGTACCATCAACTTGTAAGTTACCTTTAATGATAACATCACCTTCATTACTCAATCCATCTGGGAATGGATCAATGAATAATTTAGTAGTGCTACCCAAAGTTTGAATACTGTTACTACTAATTTGAACTTCTCCAAGAGTAGCATTACTTCCAGCAACAACTAATTGACCACCAACAATTACTCTACCTGTATCAAATTTTACATCTGCTCCAGCAAATTTTAATTGATCATCTCCATTCTCATCATATTCAATCGTAGAATCAGGAGCAGCAGTTCCATTTACACCACCACCAAATCCAAGTTTGGTATCATCAGGTATCATTACATCACCTGAACCATTTGGATTAATAATTATATCGCCATCAGTATCACTTGAGGATAGCGTATTTGAATCTAAAGTTAAATTATCTACATTCCATACATCTATTTTTCTATCACTATCAACAACAGCAACGATACCACCATCACTATTTCTGGAGTTCGATACACCTGCTAATTCACCAGGTGTGTGTTCCATCATTGAAGTATAATAATGACCAGCGACTGGATTGACGTTTGTACCATCATCTCCTAAAAATATCCTGTCTTTATACTGGTTTGTACCACCGTAGCTACCGATACCAGTAACATACGCCATTTCACCCCAATTCAAACTAGCAGGTTTGGCCGTACCTGATGATCGTTTGATTCTAATTATACTAGCCATTTCAGAAATTTCCTCCGTTGATGTCTAAATTCTGTGCTGCACCTGGCGTTAATTCTAATGTCGCATCAAATTTTTTCGTTACACCATTATATACAAGTACCATTCCATTAGATAAAGTGGAGGCATTTACGTCGCTTAATTCTGATAATGATAGAGTTGAGGAGCCTGCCAGTGATGAAATCACTTTTGTGGCATTTTGTTGCCCTACTCTGACTTTGATATCTGCCATCTATTAGTTAGCAATTCAGATCTAAAAAGTATTTATATTTATCTATGACGTTATCTTTAATGATAGTTCTTTCAGCATGAATTTAAGTTCTTCAATTTCTTTTTTCATATTTTCCATCTCTGTTTTTCTATCAGAATTTCTAATTTTATCAGACATATAATTTTTATAAGAATTAGTATCACAATTTATGATAGCACCAGTTCTTTCATCACGAAATAGATTTTTATGTCCTTCTACTGGTATCATACTGATTTTACTTTAGTTTTTTTCTTAGCAATAGGAAGTGGAAGATTAAATCCAGTTCCCTTTCTAAACTTTTCATTACTAGATTTAATTTTACCTAAATCTCTAACACTATTTGTAATAGCATCATCTATTGTAACAGGTTTTTCATCATAATATTTTGGAGTTACTTGCTCCATAAATTGTTGAAATGTTTTCATTACGCTAATGCAATTGCTCTAAAGTCTTGTAATCTGACGGGATATGATTCATTTGTTGAAATCATAACTACCTTAATAACGAATCCATGGAATTGTTCTAAACCATCAACTGAGAATTGATATTCAGAGAACTTACCAGTTGAACTTGGAGTTACATATGCGTCTGCTCTACCATCATTTTGACTCAAATCAATTATATCATCACCAAAACCATCCCCATCTGTATCTTTCATATTTTTATATCCAGGAAATGGTCTATAAGTTTGAGATACTTCGCTAGAATCAGCACTGAATAATCTGTAAAATACTCTGAAATCAGCTTCAGGTGGAACACTTGCACCAATTAGTACCTTAAGTGATGTTGCAGGTTGTTCAAGAAATACTGCTTGAGTGACTAATGATGACCCATGAGGATCGTCCTCCAATTGATTTGTTCTTTGATCAGTTGAATAATTATCAATTCCAATTGGATTATTTATTTTATTTCGATGGAAACTGAATGTCGCATTTTTTACATCAAGTTCTGGAGATAAATTTGGATCTTTAGTAAACATATCAATATTCAATGTGAGAGACTTATTTTTAGGTAAAGTATTTAACTTAGTTGATTCATTTACTTTTGATGCAACCAATCTAGGAGTTGGGAAATGAGTAGTTTCATTTAATGCTACGGATGTAATTCCCTGATCCAAGAATGAAATTTCTGTTCCATTAGCACTTGTTCCACTAATAGTTCTAACACTTGAATTTACTGTCGTTTTGGTACCAGGTGTTATGACATTAAAATATGGTGTAAATGCACTAAATTGATGATTTTGAGATATTTTTACTTGATCTCCACCAAATCCTTTTTCATTTGTAAAACTTAAAAGGTTATTACCGCTGACTCTCTGGGCATCAAAATTGCCAACATTTACTTGTAAGTAATAATTATCAATATTTGATGCATTATTTAAAGTCGTATTTGTAGGAAGAGTATGAGTTGTATTAATACCAACTAATGGCATTCCATTCACTTCATATGTTTGAATGCTTGTACCAGATTCATGTGATGTTGCTTTTGTGCTCAATTGTCCTCTTGTCAATGTCAATTGTCCAGTTCCTACAATATACCTTACAAGTTCACCATCAAAAAGAGCAAATCCTCTATCAGTGGTTATACCAGAGTATTTTGTAAAAGGTGTAGTATCAGAGACTGAAACTGTTGTACCATCTGCTGTTATATCTGATGTGGTAGCAACTATTTCTGTATCAGGATCTACGTCTTCTATTTTTATTTGATTTGTACCACCATGATGAGCATGATTATACTGTACAACCTCAAATACATTTCCAGTATAAAGATCTCCATTTACAGTTGAGTCACCATTTACTTTAACATTAGCTACAGCTGTTCTACTATTATTATTACTTCCATATTCTATTAGATCTGCATTATTATTAAATTTTTCACCATTTACATCAGTTAGATATAAAGTATCAAATTGACTATTGATTGCTGCAACAACAAACTTAAATCCTGCACCTCTAGTTACTTTTGTGCTTGTATTATCAACAGTTAAAACATCACCAACTTGATATCCTGTACCTGCTCCATTTATTACAACATTTGTAACTACTTCACCAGATACTGTTATATTACACGTAGCACCACTTCCATTTCCAGTCAAAGAAATTGTTGGGACAGCAGTTGTACTACTAAATGAATATCCAGACCCACCTGCAATTAGTTCAGGAGTTGCAATAGGAGCTCCTTGACCTTCAACTATACCAGTTATACTAACGTCTTCTGCATCAGAAGGTAAACCAGTGCTGACCTTTCTTCCTATTGGGAATTTAGCATTTGTTTTAGTGCCTGATCCATCAATTTTGACAATTAATTTTCTAGGTAGTGAGCGTATTGGATTATCTATAATTTTTTGAGTATTTTCATTACCAGGTTCGATTGGTGTATTATAGAATGTAGTTGTTCCTGTAACTCCTGTGATGAATTTTGCTTTTCTTAATTTAAATGTTAAATCTTGGAACTGACTCGCTGTCCATATAGTTCCGTTTTGAGATTTAAATAAACTACCACCAATGTACTGCTTAGAAACAACAACATTTTCCGCATCTGGTAAATTTGATGTTTTTATTGTTTTCTCACCCATTGTAGAAACAAATAATTCATATTTGTCTGATGCTGGAGATAAGAATACAATAGCATATTCTTTACCAGATTCTAAGTAAATTGGTGACTGGAATTTAATAGTTGTTGCTACTGAAGCGTCATTGGAAGTTTCAATCGGTTTTCCATCATTATATGTTTGTGGATTAATTGATAATTGAGCATAATCTTGTACCAAATATTGAGTAGGAGTTCCTAATTCAACTTCTCTTAATTCAACAAATAACTTTGCTTTCGGATCGATTGATTTAAAGTAAACATCAAACGAAGTTAAAAATGCACCAGTCTCGTCAACAGTAAATGATTGTGCGAGTGGGTCTCTATGAGGAGCAAGGAATTTCTCACCTTCTTCTTCCTTCCATGTCAGATTTGTTTTTGTGGTTGTTTCACTAGGTTTTGTTCCAGATGGTGGTGGTGGATTTCTTACTTGTACAGTGTTTGTAGTTTGAGTTTCTATGGTACCTGTAGCAGTGAATACACCAGATGCATCACTAGCATGATCAGTGCTGCCAGGAACTGGCACAGTGCCCTCTGGTGCAGCTGTAACTCTAAATGTTTTTGATCCTGTCTCAAAGAGAACTGGAGGTGCTGGTGTTGTATTTGGATCTCTAAAGAAAAATGCACCTAGTAAATCTCCCCAATTATCACTGACTAAATCTACACTAGTAACTTTTGCAACTGCTCCACTCTCTTGTCCAATTATTTTTGCACCTTTTGTTATGAAACCATAATATTTTTCAATGTTTGCTAATGCTATACAATCAATATTTAATAATTTGGATGTTGCAGAATATGTATCTGATGGAGCAGGTCTAGTGCTATCGAATGGATCTACAGTGTATGTTTCGACTGAAACGGAAGGGGATCCTAAACCAGCACCAATTTCAGGTCTTGAAGTATCACCAAATTTATGGTTAGGTTTTTGTATTCTGGCAAATCCAATTGTAAGTGGTTTAGCGGATTTGTTGAAGGATTTTGTAATTTTAACATCTTCAAGCACATTGAATGTGCCTTTCTGCATTTTTATTTCGACTAATTTAGGTACAATATCAGGAATAGCATTATCAAGATAATGATAATGTTTTGTTTGAGGTTTTAATCCATTTGCACTAAAAAATACATTTCGAGAACGCATATAAGGATCAACTTCACTTGTTACTTTTATACTTTCAACATAATCATATTCTTTACTTGGACCTTGTAATTGATTAGTATATGTGGTTAAGAATGTTTCTGTCTCTAGATATTGTGCGTTTATTATTTTTATTCTATCTCTATACCAGTCAGAATCTGGATCATCAATATCTTTACCAGTATCTTCTGTAACTCCAGTTGCTTCTGATTTAGTTCCTAATGAAACTGTATTAGCAACTGCTGCCCATTTAGCTCCAGTGGATTCTTGTCTGACGTTTTCAACATAAATTGTCCTTGTCCAGTTGTCAGATGGAGGGTCTAATACAACTGCACCCATGAAAACTATGACGTTAAATGGATTAACATTTTCAATTCCTGTAGCATGTGGATTTTCTATCCAATCTACTTCTTCATAATCTAAAGTAATCATATCACCAGTTTTTCTACAATTTGTATCTAACAATTGTAAATTTGAGTTTGGATCGCATTTAGTTACATCAATAGCTGGATTTAATGCTAACTCAGGATTTATATTCCAGTTATCAACTGCACATACTAATTCTTGTTTTATTACATCAACATCACATATTGATCCTTTTTCTGGATGGAAATTAATAAATCTCCTGTCTTTAAAGTTATTTACAAAGAAACCAGACTTAAATCTATCCAATCCATCCGCATCTTTAACTTGCATGCTTTGTGTGGATAATTCAAGTGCATTCAATGAGGTCACTGTTTCTAATGTTTCTATTCTTCTTTCTAATGCACCAATGTCTCTCATAGTATATCTCTTATTATCTTTAAGAGTAATAATTGGATGATTAACTGTATCAAAAAGATAAGCTGGTAATCCAATTTCTGCAATTTCCATTGAGTCTCCTAGTTCAGTAGGAGGAACAGGTATATCATCTGATTCACCTTTTATGAGTTGAACTTCCTCAAATCTATTGATAATCAATTTATCAATTCTAGGTAAATAGTAACTATATCCAAATAACGAACTTTCATTTGGGGCTATTACAAATGGCAAAGTAGACTCAAATGATCTATTATCAAATGCGAATGGAGATCCACTTATTGTGTCAGGATCAAAAGTAGATACTCTTGGTCTAAAATCAAGAACGTCTGAAAGTCTACATCCATTTATACTCGGAATATCCTTTGAATATCTCTCTTTTGTATATGAGTTTACAGTAAATAAATCACCAACATTACCAGTTGCAACTTGATATTTGTCAAAAATAATTAGAAGTTTTTTCGATGGAATTCCTACTTTTGCTTTTCTAACTATCTTAGAATAATCACAATATTGATTTTTATGTCCTTTTTCTAAATTATAATTATTTGTTCTATTCACAAAATTTCCACTCTCAGTATCCATCAACACAGTTTCAATACCAGATTCTTTGAAAATTATATCCTCTCCTATGGTAAATGTATTTGCATTTAGGTATACAAAATTAATTTCAGTTGCATTTGGAACGCTTACAACTTGACCAATAGCACGACTATCTTTTCCAACAACCTTTTCACCAATAACAACATTTGTATTTAATGCCAATCCAGATACAAATTTAAGTTTATCTAAAACAGGGGTAGACGTTGTTTTTGATTCAAGAACAGCGATCACTTTAACAACATCTGGCACATTTAGAGATATTTCTTTATCTTCAACTCTAACTCCATAAGCATCACTCGTGGTTAATCCACTTTCGAGATTTGACACTCCAGACGTGCGAGTTATTTCTACAGATTGACTTCTTACGTAATCTTTTGTTTTACTTGTGGCACCGAATTTTTTTAATGTTACATTTACAGTCGCATTACCACTTGCTTTTGACAATCCATTAAAACTTATATCATTTCCACTGTTTGTAATATTAACTTGATCTGAAGTTAATGGTTCTACAGTACCATCAGTATAATGGATTGAATATCTTTCAGCATCAAATGGTTCAAAGAATACACTTGTTACACCAACAGTCGCTGCCAAACCAACTTGCGATGAAAATGATATTGAATTGCCACTTATACTTTGATTAAGTATTTGTTTATTAATTATTAAATTAGAATTAGATGTATCAACATTTGAAATGTATTTTTTAGGTAATTTTGTAAAAATAGATGATTTTCCATAGTTTGATACTTGTGCTACTTTAATTCTAAAGGTAGATTGCTGAGCTCCAGAAACAGATCCCTCACATACACCTGATACATCTTCGGTTGAAGCTAGAGTCAATGTGGTGCCAGTTGAGTTTATATTTGATATTTTGTTAAAGTGGGGAACCTCTCCTGCATCATTATTATAAGCAATGATTGTATCAGTTTTTATACCAGTATTTGCAAAATTACGACCATTTACACTTGCAGTACTTGAACCTGTAATGTTCAATTCATCTGACACTGAAAATCCAGGTAATACGTGATCAAAAAGAACTGCATCAGCACTAAAATCAGATGCTAATGTAGCTTCTACTTTATCTTTAGATTGAAAAACTGATTTTATATCTCCAATATTATATGAAATAACTCCTGGTTGTGCAAGCGTTCCATTTTTGATAGATACTTTTTCAGTTGTTTCTTTCTCATTAAAAATTATTTGCTCACCCTCTATAAATGCACCTGTTGTTTGTGATAAATTTAATTCATTTGTACCAGAAGTATTTGCATTTTCTGCAAGATAACCAATCGCTCCACTTGCAAGACCTCTTACTCTAGTTCCTTTTATTTTTCCTCCAGGATTTGTAAGAGCTGTAACTCTTAATGTTGTATATGTTTGTATATCAAAAAGATATAGATCCCAACTTGTTTCATCTGCTGAATACGAGGCATCTGTTAAACTGAATGAATAAACTCTTGCTACTCCTATCTTTAATCCACCAGCAGCATTTGATGAACCTTTGCGTCCATTATGCAGATCTATAACATTGTTATTATTTCCAGCTTCAATTTTTGATCCACCAATATTAATAAATGGAGTTCCTTGTACATTATTAACTTTAAGCAAACTACCCATATCAAATGGAATTGATGCCATATCCACAGTTTTGATGTCTCTTGGTTTTTCTATATCAAGAACAGTTGTATTTGGTTTATAAACATCAAATCCTTTGACGTACGCTTTACCTGCAGAAAGTTTTACACACATTAAATCATCAGAAGGTGTGTTTCCTTTATCTGTTACTTGATTTTCAGTGTATAGACCACCTGAATTAACCTCATCATTTAATGAGTTTTGAGTATTAACAGTAAAAGGAGTGACAGCATAATTACCAGATTCATCAAATGTTCTTTTTGCAAAATATTTTTTAATTTCAGAATATACTGTTTCATCTTGTAATTTTTTAGTAACACCCTCGTTTGTTCTGAATAATTCAACAAAATTAGTATCATCATAATCTTGAAGAGCTTTTTTAGCTAATTTTACTGTAACTTTAAATCTATCAGCACCTGGTGCAGCAAAATTAGTAAAACCTTTAGCATTATCATAAAGAGAAGAATCATCATTTGCATTTACTACATCTTCAATTATCTCTAATCCAACCCTGTATGATGGTTTATTTGAATACGGATCCAAAATTATTGATGAAGTAGGAACATCAATAAACAAACCTCTAATAAAATATACTCCTTTATTAATTCCAAATGCTGATCCTGTTGCTGTTGCATCTTCAGTAACTAAAGTTAAAACAGTTTCTTCTGCAGTTAGTGTTGTATTACCATAAGTGACATTTTCTTCAAGTATTAAAATTTCCCCGTCTGGAAAAGCAGTGCTCTCACCATCCGTTCCAGATTGGTTATATTTAATAAAAATTGTTATATCATCAACTCCCTCTTCTGGTGGTAGTATGAAATTCTTAATTGTTGCGACTATTCCTGAATTTTGACCTCTTACTCTGGTTCCTTTTCCTTCATTGTTTGATATAATATTGTTTAAATATATTGATACATCTATACCTAAATGATTAGGATTTACTTTTGCAGAAAAATAAGTTGGATCATATTCAATACCACCTGGTATAACCATTGAACCTTCTTTAAACATGTGTTTTCCAAAAGATTCAACTTGATTTTGTAATATAGATTGTAACCCAGTTAATTCTCTAGCCTGTACAGGATATCCTGGCCTAAACAGAACTTTGTAGAAATTATTATCCTTATCAAAATCATCATAATAAGGTGATATATTTAGATTAGTCTTCTGTGGCATTGCTTAAAATTCCAGAATAATTTTTATGTCTTCTTTTTGACGAGAGTTTCTAACAATCACGGGTCTATTATCTAGGTAAATTATTTCTCCTGACCCTTTATTTATCTCAGAATCAGATAAACCAGAAACAAAGTTAGTTCCTAAATTTATTAATTTATTACCTGATGGGTTAGTAGTAATACCTGAAAAATCAATTGATATTTTACCACTAAATGCTGAAGTTTTTCCTTTTATAGAATTTACTATTGTTGAACCAGTCTCGAATTGATAAATTCTACCTTGAGTAGATATTCCAGTATAATCAGTATGGTCGTAAGTAGTCGAATTAAATGATAATGATCTATCTCTAAAATATTTTAATACTTTAGTGTCTTCATCATAAGATGCTACGAAAGCTGTTGCTTCTCTACCTTGATTGGGTGAGAATGCTAGGACTTGTACAATCTCTTCACCAACTTGTGGAGTTCCTGTCACTTCATCGGTAAATTTAACTGCCTGTAATGCAGAAAAAGTGCTATCAGTATAAGTTACTGAGGTTCCAACTTTTGTTGGATTCTTAACAATACCAACCTGAGAAAATTTTGTATCGATTGGGAAATCTTTTGTAGATTCATCAAATCTAGCATAAACGATAACTCTATCTGTACCTAACTCTTTATAAAGATCATGCCCATGACCTAGTGAAGGTGGAATAATTGGCACTAACTTAGCTGCGTTAGGAACCCCACCAGCTGGTTGAAGTGTTGCTAAATCAACTAATGCATAACTATAACCCTTACCACCAGCACTTACTGTAACATTTGTAATTTTACTGTTTACGACATCAACTCTTGCTTTTGCTCCAGTGCCATCTCCTATTATATCAACTTCTTGACTCAAACCATTATTATAACCATCTCCAGATTTTTCTATGTAAACATGTTTGATTTGATTTTCGTTTACGCTTGAATCTCCGTTTTCTCTGACTGCCACTATTTGAGAATCGGTGCTTGTTGACCAATTGTTTGGGACAGTAATAAATTCTGTTGAGTCAAATTTAACAATATCACTAGGAGAAACAGTGAATAGATATTTCCATATAAAACCATCACCACTACTACCTGCTGCTGATGGTTCTAAATCTGTAAATGTTGGTTCATCTTGTGATACGTTTCCAGCTGGATTTGATCCTGTGGAACCATTATCAATACAAATATAGACTTTAAAGTCTGAGTTAAGGACATAATATTTCGCATCATATAAACGATTTGCCTTTTCTACAGCACTTTGATTAGTAGGACTGTAATCATCTCTATAGATATCATATCTAGTTCCTGCAACCCAGTCAATTCTTCGTATTATTCTTCTAATATTTGCAGACGAGACTTTTTTTCCATACATCATTGTGTCTCCAGAATGAAGTCTATATGCAAAACTATCAGTTGGAGAGGGAGTATCAGTATCCCAATCTCCAGATCTACCATAACCCACAAGAGTACCAGCACCTTTAGGATTTGGTAAACCTACGTAAACATAGTACGAATTATTTGTATTTTCTACTGATTCAACAAAATTATTTGCGTTCAGAATTCTAAATTGGTCAGTAACAATAGCCGACATCTTAAAATTTTACTTTTCTTTTTATTTATAGTGGTTATTTAATCAAAGTCCAAATACTCTTATAGATCCTGATGATCTAAGACCCTTCAGAGAACTTGTAGTATAATGCTTACGTTGAATAGTTGGGAAGCTTGTCAATCCACTATTGACAGTTAATCCAGTAACACCTATTGAAACAGGTGAAGAATCTCTTGAAGCATTATATAATCTACCCCAACTTAATCGACCCAATGATGTAGTCAATCCTACAGTTGTCACATTGTAGAATCCAGTGGTGGTTATACCACTTAATGCTGAACCATTTTTTACATTACAAATAATTTCACCATTTTCATTACCTTGAGTATTTCTAGCATGTACAATGTAAATATTATCTAAGAAGGTAGTTCCTATACCAACAATAGATGAGTTATGAGTATCTACAGATATAACTCCATTTCCGACTCTTGTATCAGATATTAGTATTGGATATCCAACTTCCAAATCATTTGTGTTTGTTCCTGCTTTTTCTGCCCTAAAGAAGAACTTAATTGCAGTCTGTCCACCATTAGTAGTTGGTGCAATACCTGTAATGATTCCAGAAAAACCTTGAAAATTACTAATAGATGTAATTTTTTCCGTTTGGAATGAAGGTAATTCTATAATAACTTCTGGAGGATTTGATTGGTCATAACCAAAACCAACAGCGGTAAGTGATGTACCACTGACAGAACCGTTTGTAATAGTAGTTGTAGCAAATGCTGTTGATCCAATACCAGTTGTGGTTCCAGAACCAATTGGTGGACGTATTGAAATACTTGGTGCTGATAAGTATCCAGATCCTACATTTGTAACATCAATTGAGATGGTTCCAGCAGCAGAAACGATAGCAGTTGCTGATGCCCCCACGTTTATTGTACCAGAAGTTAAAAGTGCATCAACTTGATTTATTGTTAGATCATATTTAATTGCTGATAAAGATTCTACATGTCTTGTTGCCTCAATATGATTACCTTTCTCGTAGAAGAAAGAATTTGCGTTGTCAACAAATATTCCACCATCTGGACCAATTCCAGATGAAGATGTAACATTACCAATAATTTTAGCAGTTGGATATATTTGTGGTTCAATTGATCCTCTTGCTTTACTTATAATTTCATTACCTATTCTAATATCAGTTTTTTGTTTTGTCCATCTTATTGGTTTTTTATTTGTTTCATCTACCCCTTTTCCTGAATAGATGTCAGTTTCAAGTGTATTTGCATTTACTATTTGCTTTATCACTCTTTCATTTGTTTGAGTAGTTGTTAAACCAACAGTGTTTGTCAATGGTGACTTCATTACACGAAGGTCATCACCAATTTTGACACTTTCCTGAATATCTACAATATCTACGTCTACACCTTCTTCACCTTTATAGAAGAAAATATCTACTTTATCATTATCATTAGCACCAGGAAAAGTTTCTCCAGTTGGAGCTTCTTTAAATATAAAGGTTGTTCCACCCTCGTTAAAGAAATATGATTCACCTGGTTTTTGTAATACACCATTGACAAAGATAAGTAAAACAGCATCTAAGTCTATTTCATCAGAATCTACAATACTAGGATCTTTCTGGAAACTAAGCAATTGTCCGTTAAAATACAATGGGAATCTTGTTCTTGATCCATCTTGTAAATTTTTAATACTATCAATAAAATCAATTTCACCAAATTGCCAAGAAGAAAATTTATCATTAAATATTTCAATAACTTCTAACTCAAATTCATTTATTGGTTTTGATAGATGTGATGCAGTTACTAAACCAATTGGTTTAAATTTATCTCCTACCTTAAATGAATGTCCATCTCTTGCAACCTTAAATTTTTTAATCTCAAATAATGTAGATCCTATTCCAACTGTTGTTGCTGCTGCACTCACTTCAACATCTAATAATAAATTAGAACCAGTATCAGTTGTTGCACCTTCTGCACGTCTTGACACACCTATTATAGGTAAATTGTCATAGTTTGGTTCGGGAATGATTATTTCAGGATTTACATATCCTGAACCTGGATTATCAATTGTAAATGCAAGTGTACCACCAGCACCAACTATTGCAGAAATTTCTGCACCTGTTCCACCACCACCACCAGCACCAACGTTTAGTAGTATTGTGTCTGTGGTCACTGAAATAATTGCTGTTTGTATTCCAGAAACAGGATCTGAATTAGGGAAACTCGTTTTTGATACTGCTCTTGGATATGGATGATTGGAGAAGAAATTATCTTTTGAGCACTTGAATACTAATCCACCATTGACAATACCAACAGTATCGCTTGTTGATAATCCATGATTAGGAATAGTGAGTAAAAGTTCTCCTGTATGTGATGTATATACTGCGTCAGTTGCTGTAAACTGTTGACCTGCAAAACTACCTTTTCTTATTGAACCAATACCAGCACTTACAAATCTATGAACGTACGCTTGATCTGTAACACCTATTGCAACTGAACCACCTCTATATCCCGAACCAAATGTTAGATCCTCAAAGAATTCGTAAGCAACACCTCCACCAACATAGGTATGAACAATCGTGCTAGGACCTGCTTGCACCTCAAATGTTCTATCAGAGACTATCCCAACAACAAATAATGGTCGTTCATGATCTTGGAAGAATGTTGTAGTGACTCCACTATATCCAACACAACTAAATTCTAAATTCTTCAATTTGACTGTATTTGGTCTCTCTAATCCAAAACCATGAACTTCGTTAGTTGTAACTGTTATGATTCCCGTTGTATTGCTGTAAATTGCAGTCTGAATACCAAGATTAAATCCAGAAGATGTTCCAATACCCACTATACTTGTTAAACCACCAGCAGCATTTTTAAATGCCTTTACCTTTGCACCTTGTAATGGAGCATAACCTAATCCAGCAGTTGATCCGAGAGATACAATTAAACCTCCTCTTGGAACTTGATTTTGATTGATATCACCCTCTGAAATAATAAATTGTCCATTTTCAGATGTAATACCTGTAAATTGTATGGTTGAAATTCCTGCTGTCGTATCTGCAATAATTTCATAATTATTACCAACGTTGTTTGTAGTTAAAGGTGTTTGGAAAACTCCGTTTATGAATACCACTCCATTTCCAATTCCTATACCTGAAGATGTATTTGCTCCACCAACAGTCAAAGAGTAAGTTTTTCCAATACCTGTGAATGAATCAGATATATCATCAAACAACATATTTGTTGTGTAATTACTTCTTAAAAAGGTTCTACCGCTAAAATCTGCTTTAACAAAAGGTAAATTACTAAGATTTCTTCTTGATCTGGTATTTCCTTTTGGAGGTTCAGTGAAAATTACCTTACTATCTACAATATTAAATGTTCCTCTGTGAACTTTAACAAGTGCATTATCGGCATGAGTTGAAGCTGATATTCCTAATTGACCTCTTTCAACTCTTACAGTAGGTAAAGTTGCAATTCCAAGTGCTACGTCAGTTGCATCATTTATCAATCCATTTGATATACTTGAGAGTCCAACTTCAGTTATTGTCATATACTCTTCATCTATCTTCAAAACATCTGATGGTTGAATTGAACTTATTCCACTTAATACAAATTGAGTTTGAGCTATACCGATATTTCCATCTAATCTATGTGTAATTCTTGTGAACGTAATTGGTTGTTGTACAACACCATCTAAACCAATCATTGTTTTCGTCAATTGCTTGGCCATAGAAATTTTATGGGAATTACCTGAACCAGTTCCAGTAAAAGTAACTACATTGCCAGAATTAATATACTCAGGTCTTGTAACTAATTGGAAACTATCTTTGTTTATTACTTTTGCAAATACTGTTGATGGAAGAATTGTTGTAACAATACCTGCCATATTCGTCGTAGATCCGATTGATACAGCGGTAGCTGATGTTCCAACAAAAGTTGTTTCTGGAGAGTAAACTAATTCCTCTTTATTACTGAAGAAATGATCTGGGATATTGAATATACCAGTTGTTTTATCTAAAATACCTGTGTTTGTAGGATCAAAAGTTTTTGTGTATATTGGAACACCCTCATGAGTTAAATTAAATATTTTTTTATCAGATCTTTTACCATCTTTTCCATCATAAGCTGTTAAAAATAATTGTTGTGTAACTGGTCCATAATTTAAGTTAGGAGGAGTATTGTTGAAATCATTTTCAGTGTAAAAAATTTGATTGAAAGATTGAATTTTGATTAAAGAATTAAATTCAGAATCTGGATAGAATCTTAAATTTATATCATTGCCAGATATCTCTCCACCAAATGTACCAATACCAGATGTAGATCCTACTGATACAAATGGATATTGCACAGTAAGGACATCATCATCATCTCTGATTGTTACTAACTGATGAATTGCGGAAGTGTTTCCACATGAAACTCTTACTAACGATTTTACAGTGCTGTCTAAATTTTTACTAATTGTATTGTATGTTATGGCACTTCCAGTTCCAGTAATAAAACCTGACTCTAATCTTACACTTCTTTCAGCACCAGGAGGTTGACCTAATACTGAATATCTGTAAGTACCAATTCCAGTAGTTGTAGTTCCTAATCCTACAATATTTGCTCTAATATCTAAATTGTTAGCACTGTTATTTTCACATTGCAATTTAATAAGATTGTTTTCAAATTTTGCTGTGATAATACCCACTGCACTATTACTTAATCCTTTCTTAGTGTCAAAATATGCTTGAGACATTGTAGGTTTGACACCATCAAAATCAAGAATTATTTCATTATAATTAATTTCTTTTGTAGAATTATCTTGCACAAAAATATTTGCATATAATCCATTAAAATCTGTCTTAGGAAATTCTACAATAGTTGACGTAGTTGCAGTAGATGCGGTGCTTACAACACCTGTTAAATCAATATTTCCGATTGATTCTGTGCCTATACCTACTAAGTCAGTATTGAAGTCAATCTTTAATATTTTTATATCATGATCTTTTGTAAATTTCTCTGTTGGATCAAATATTAAATTTTTCACTCCAGTTTCAAGAATTTCTGTAGAGAAATCACCTAATTTTAATGTAGTAAAATCAGTTGATTTTTCAAGTAAAAATGCATCTAACTCGTTTGTTAAAACAACTAATTCTGAGAATTGAATATCAAATGTATCGGGATCGACAATTTGTATTAAATAATTTCCATAATCTTCTGATAGAGTCTCTATCAATGTATCATTTGCTTTATTACCTGTATTAGAAAAATTATTACTAATATCATCATGAATAAGCACTCTATTTGATTTACACCTTGTAAAATCTGCTAATTTTTTAGTTGATAATTCTAAAAATTTAGATTTATTAGTTCTAGAATCAAAATCTCTTGCATAGTCAAAATTATTAATTGCATCCACTCTTTGTGAATCATTCAATTCAAGAATGTTTAATACATCAAGAGTTATTGTGTCATTTGTCTTTGCAGTTGTTCCAACACCTACTTTTACCTGTGATTCAATAGAAGTATCTGAAAAATTTTTTAATCCTGCAGGATGAATTAATCTATTCAATGGATTGACAAATTTTTCCCACTCGACTGTACTCTTTACTGTGTATGATAAATTTTGATAATAATCATTATCAGGTATGACTTGATAATCTGTATTTAATTTTCCTATATCATCTAACCACCCATACTCTTTCCTATTAGAAAAATCAACTTTGAATTTAGCTCTATTTCCATTTATTTTGCTAACAGTTGCTGTAATACCGCTAACTTTACCTGTAATTCGATCATTTATCTTAAGATTGAATTTACCATCTACTTTTATATAATCATCTCTTATTTCAACAATCCTTAAATCAGTTAAATTATTACCTATTGATAATAGTTCATTTAACTCAAATTCACCTCTAGTTTGTACAGGTCTTATGTCGGGATATTTATTTTTATTAATTATGGTGGCATAACCTGATTGAAAAGTTTTTGCAATACCAGGATTAGTTGTCAACCCTGATAAATTAAATTTAAGAATTGCTTCTACACCTGATATGTAATCCTCAACCTTAAAGAATTTAAAGTTATAATTTTCTGAATTAAATCCATCTCCTGTTGATGTGACTGTGGAAATTCCCCCTTGTGTATTACCTATTCCAAGATCACCGAGTAATTGTATTCCCTCAACAAATATTTCATCGCCTATTGCAAAGGGTTGAGGATCAACAAAACCATTAAATGGTGTTTCAAGAAAACAAGTTACCATTCCAGAATTACTTGATATTATTGAATTGATGCCTACACCATTTGAATTATTAATTGCAATAATTTGATGATTTATAGAATCTAATCCTGATACAGGTGCTAATACTTTAACACTTGATACAGTTTGACTTGGGGCGATTGCAACTAATGATGAGTTGTCAACAATAGTATTTGTTACTGGATTAAAAATAAGCAAATCAGGTGCATTAATATAGTCAATACCACCACTGATAATGTCAACAGATTTTACTGTATCAAGGTCATCAATTTCAAGAACGGGTGCAACTTGAGCTTCTGGACTTAATGTTTTATCAGAAGAATATTCATAACCAATGTCTATAATTCTAACATCGTTAATTCTACCTATTGTTTTTGATTCTGGGACAATGTTTGCATTGGTACCCTCTACACTTATTACTGACTTGAATTTAGGTAATTTTTTATAATTAAATCCTGATGATAATATCTTAAAGTTTTTAATTTTTCCTTTAACATTGGGGGATTTTGTTGAGTATTCTAATTTCTCACAATCAGTGCTTAAATAAGTTGTAAGTTCTGGTACTTTAGGTGATATATTAAATTTATTAGTTGTAACTCCTGATATATTATATACACCTGAATATACACTATCTACAAAAACAATTTCATTAGCACGTATTACATCAGTATCTGATGTGCTTATATAACCACCTTTCGTTACTCCATAATATAAAGTTTGTGGTGTTGATGATGAAAAATTAACTGTTAAGGCAGCACCGACATTACCAGGAGTTCCTAAAGAAGATAAATTGAAGTTTGATGTGTCTTGAGAACTAAGATATTCATTAGTTAAACTATTATCGTAAAATACTTTAAATTGATATCCAGATAATGATGAATCTGATAAATTAAAACTTAACTTAGAATTTTTATATGATGTAATTTTAGGATTAATCAAAGATACTGATTGATTTGCACCACCAGTATTAGCAGTTATTGATACTATTTTTGGTGGAGTTGTATATAAATCATTTGAAGTTTCTGCTAATTGAAAATATCTATTATTAATTCTATTAACAAAATATGATCCAACACTTAAACCTGTTGCAGATCCTTGATAAAATACTTTATCACCTGTTACTAATCCATGATTATCAACATCAATACGATTTGCTTCAACATCAGACGCATTAAACGTAATTGAATTCAAAAGTAATTTTTGATATTCTGAATTGAATTTAACTGCAATCGGTGTAGTTGTTCCAATACCAACTGCAAGGTTTGGTACAACATTCATTTTTACTATATCACCATTCTGTAATCCGTGAGTTGTAGTGTCTGCTGCAGCAACATTTGTTTCAACTGTAGTTATTACTTTGTCTATATCTCCAGTAATTTGATTAAATTTAGAACTTAAATTATACAATCCTGATCCAATTCCTGTTTGTGTTCCATTGGAGTGGAAAAATAACCCTTCACTTGTACTTCCGATACCAACTTTGGTTGTTAACAATCCAACAAAATTTTTACCTTTATCAATAATGTAAAGATCCATGGATTGACCACTTAGTGGTATTTGAAAAGTTTGCACCTCTCCATTATCAGAAACTCCAAATTTAGCAGATCCAGTTTTTTTATTTAATGATACTTTTTGACCAGTTTTAAAAGGATGATTTGGAATATGTATAGTCCTTGTTGGGATTGATAAATTTTCTTTGACATTACCTATCCAATAATCAACACTAATACCACCACCAGCTGTTGTTCCTACACCAACTGACTGTTTACCATTAAAATATACAATATCATTTACCTTTGAATCAAATTTTTTAGTTTTAACTGGTATATTAATTGAAGTATTAAGAAAGTCAATATGAGATCCAAGTGTATGAGCAATACCAGTATTTCTCAAAGCACGTATTGTTCTTCGTTCATTAAATAATTCCAAAACTTTTAGAACTTCAGTATCTGTTGTATTTCCTGATCCAACTCTTATTGATCCACCAACAGATATTGTATTTGGAATTTTAGTTACAACAATATCTACAATATTAGAACTTGTAGATGCGGTCATTGACCGTGATAAACCGACTCTATCAGTTTTAACTCCAATATTAAAAGATCCTGCCAAATTAACAATTGTAGTGCTAAGTCCTGATATTAATGCTGAATTTAGATTATCAAATTCCATGAATGGTTGATATGTCGCAATTACTTCGTTATTATTCTTCCATGTAAAAATTGCATCCTCAAAACGTTCCAGTGAAGTATCTAATCTACTAATATCAACACCAACTATTTCACTAACTTCCGCACTAAAACCAGATCCACTTGTTTCTTGACTGTCAAAATTTGTTACATCCCCTATTCTATATCCTGTTCCTCCATCTAAAATAACAAGGTTATCAATTCCCCCCTGAGTAACCGATAGCACCTGTGTTGATTGCCTTAGTGCCTCATTAGATTCAATAATAAAATCATTATCACCAAATTTTTCATCTACATTATGAGGAAATGTATTTCTTAATAAATTAGAATTATTAAAATCAAAATCATGATTCATTGATAAATTATCTTCAATTAATGGAGATCTAAAACTTTTACCTATGAAATATGGATATTTTGATTCTATTTGGTTTGTGGTAGCTCCTAACTCTACAGTGGCAAAATAAGCGTATACTCCGTTAGGAAATTCAGGAGTTTTTCCAAATCTACCATTATGAATATCTAAATCACCAGACTCATTAAAATAATAATCATCGATAAAGAAACCTGGTGCAAATCCACTTGGTCTATTAACAAGGTTAGTATCATTTAAAATGTAAGAGGATTCAATTATTTTGAGATCAGAATTTATATTATCTGGATCAGAGTAACCAAAAGGTCCATATATTGGATTTCCATCATATGCCCATCCAATAATTGGTGAATGTTTTGTTATTTTATCAAATTCACCATTATCTTTGATATCAAAAGAATTTTCAAGTGAATTTGCGATATTTTGAGAATATCCAAATACACCAAAAGTTAAAAAATCTTCTCTTGGAGTAAGACTAAAATCACCAAATCTTGTACCATTTACAGTTAATGATCTTACTCTTCCATTTAAATTAGCATTCAACCCTCTTGGTTTTACTCTTGCTGTTGTTGAAAAACTACTATAACCTATACCAGAATTTATTACAATCGTATCAATAATTTTACCATTTTCAGTAACTGGTCTAACTATTGCACCAGTTCCGAAATTATCAGATATTTCTATATCAGGTAAAGAATTATAATTTTTTCCTTTATTAACGACAACTACTTCTTCAATTCTCCCATCAACCACAATCGGTTTTACTGCAGCACTTGATCCATTGAGAATATTAATTTTAGGTTTAATTTGATGATTTAGTATTTTTGATCCATAATCACTTCCCTTATCATAAAGATATGTGTCGATAATTTCACCTGTAATAATTGGTGTTAAATTAATATTACCAGTGACAGTTGAAGCATAAGAAACGTTTATATCAATTGTTATATCTGGATACTTAAATACATGATATCCTGCACCAACAGATGTCAAATTAACAAATTTATTTCGGTCATAATCTAAGGTTGATGTTCCACCAACACCAGCATTCGCTAGTTTAAAGGAATCGTCATCAATTTTTTTAATAATATATGATGTGGATGTGCTTAATCCCCCTATTACAGTATCAGATGAATAATTAACTATTTCTCCACTTTCAAATCCATGATTTACAAAATTAATCGTATCATATGATGTTGATATACCAGTTGGATCAACTCTTAATTTTCGATAAGTGTATCCTTCACCAGGATTAATAACCTTCACTGAAAATAAAGTATTGACATTTTCAGTTCTAAATTTATGAGTACCACCGAATACTGTATCTGTTGCTAATCCAACAGTATTAACTCCGACTGCATTATTTTCACTAAAAAGTGCGTCAGATGCTGTATTAAATATTCTAACTGTTGATGAATTAATTACTCTAACAAAATATGGATCACCATCTGATAATGCACCTGTAATAGCTTGTGAACCATCAAATGCATTTCCAGTGGTAATTGGTTCGTTACCGTTGCTGTTATAGTAAACTAGTTGCCCGTTTTCAAGATTATGTTCTTTTTTAAATGTAATAGTTTCTTCAGTAGTGTCTATACCACCTCCAAAAAATATATCTCTACTATCAAATTCAATCGTTCTAAATCTATTACCCACGACTGGTTGTAATTTACATCCTGATCCATTACCTCCAGATAATGAAATACTATCAACTGCTTCAATATCAAAATTTTGAGGATCTACAAGGATCTCTTTTACAGTTCCTTTTATTACTGGTTCAACCAAAGCTGGATTTCCAGTTAAATTTTCAACTTCTATTACGGGAGGGTTTAATACATCATAACCATCACCTGTATTAAATACATCAATCTTTTCAAGAGGTCCGTAGTAAATATTATCATCGGAAATTGGTGATCTTATCTGAACACCATCTCTTAATATACCTATATCATTAACTGGTGTTTCATGTTTAGAAGATACAAATAAATTTTGAGATAAAGGAATTCTTCTTAAAATTTTATCAACATATAGTTTTTTATTACCTTGTGTCTGTAAAATAAAATTGTGATCTATAGATGTAGTAGTTCCTATCCCAATTTGTGCTGTGCTTGCACCACCGACTTGACTTAATGATTCATATAGAGCAAGTTTTGTTATATTTTGATTCTGAACAATTATAGGATCAACATAATATGTTCTTCCTGATTCCAAACCAGATATAACTTCCGTTTCAGGACTATAAACTACTGCATCACCCTGAATAAATTGTAAATTTTCACCTACTTCTAATGGAAAATCAATAAAACTATATGTTTCAGTTAAAGAATTATACCCCTCAAAACTTAAAGAAGATGTTGCAGCAGAAACTTTTTTAGATGTAATATTATAACTGGGTAGTGAATTAGATGCTACATATCCATCAATATCTGAATCTGTATATACATTTAAAACATCAGATATTAATGTATCGTTTCCAGTTTCTATTTCAACACCAGTGCTTGATGCTGTTTCAATTACTCTACGAATATCATAAGATTCATTTGGATCTTGAACGAACCCAGCTACGCCCGATGCAGTAAACTGACCAAGACTTGGGGTAATTTCACTTACTATACCAACTTTTTCAACAACTTGTTCGTTTCTTCTTAAAATTTGAAATCTATCACCTGTCTTCAGTTTAGATTTGTCAATATCAGTTTTTAATGTAAAAGTTGATCCTGAAATATCGACTTGAAATCTTGAACTTGTATTATATTTCCAAGAATTTGCAAATTTTTCCTTATATGAGCTATTATCATTCTGTATTTTTTCACCTACATTTTTTACAAATATCAACTCTCCTTCATTTACTAAATTTATGTCACTGACAGATTCAAATTCTGATAATACTCCAGTGATTCTTAAATCAACCCTTTTTGATAAATCACCATTTTCATATCCAAATATTGTTTCATTATCTCTAATATCATGAGCTGTTCCAATACCAATATTAATTCCAGTGCAACCAAAGAATTGATTTATTGATTTTGATGTATAATTTATTAAATTTTGACCACTTATAAGAGTACCAGTGGTTCCAAATCCGACTGTAGAGTCAACTGATATAATAGAAGATCCTGCAGGAGTATCAGTTAAAACTTTTGTTTTACCTGGTATTGTAAATACACCCTCTATTAAATCACGATCACTAAAACCTATGAATAAAGATATTTTGTAATAACTTTTACCTTCTCTTTGAAGTATTTCAACTTCAGATATTGATGCATTTGTGTTAAGATCATTTGATTTATATATTGTTTGTCCTACTAAATTTTGAGGGTTACTATTAGGTGTAATTAGATCAGTAATGATAACCTCTCTTCTTATGAACTCAGCATCTGAAGGTTTTACTAAATTACCCTCTAAATCTAAAACTTTAGATTCTACACCGTATAATACCTTAAATAATATTCGTATTGATTCTTCAATACCTTTAGATTGATAAAATGATCGAGAAAATTTGACAAAATTTCCTACGTCTAAGTTTGATGCAAATTCATTATTATCAAATCCTGGTAAAAATGTCTTTTTTAATTTTTTAAAAAATTCTTGTAAAAATAAAACTGATAAGTTTGTAACTGTCGCTCCTGATTCATGATCAGTAGCATCTGTATCTTCAAATATTAATTTTTCACGATTAACTTCAAGAAGTGATGATGATACTCCAACATTATATCCTGTGACTCCACTAAAACCTCTAACACATTCAGTAAAGAAAAATCTTTCATGTGTAAATGTATATTGACCCACCACTGGGTTCAAGGTTGTAACAGGTTCTTGTGGATGAGTTGCAGTGATAATTTTATCAACTTCTACACTTTGGAAACCGATATTAGTAACTCTTGTATTATTTGTAATTAAAATAGTATCATCTGGATCCTGAACTGAAGATAATGTTACAATGTCATTTACAGCAATTTTAGTCGTGTTTATTCCAGCTATGGTTGTTGTAAATCTTACTACATTAACACCACTAGTTGTGACAGCCTCAGTTTTAGTAGCATCTTTTCCCTCATAAGTAATAATTTCATTACCTATTTTAATTAATCCATATTCATCAGGAAATCCTTTCGTACTAAGTACTTCTATTGTCTTATCAGATGCTTTTACTTGAGAGGGACTTAAAAAATGTACAGGTAGAATTGTCTCACCATGAATTACTTCTGGAACTAAATTATCTGATTTTAAATATTGATCAAAATTAGAAATTAAATCAACAGGACCGCCTTGAAATTCTTGTGATAAGTAATATTGTTTAAAAAATTCAGTTGCGTTAGGAAAATCAGCCGTGATAAATTCTGGTAACTGATTTTCAATAATCGTGTTAACTTTTATTCTTTTGTCAATTTGTGACATAAATTATTTCCTCTCTAAATCTCCATTTGAGTAGCTAGAGGTATAATAATCTCTTGTAAATATAATACCTGATACATCTTCTCCAGAAGCAATAACGTCCTTAACCGTATTTATTGTGCTTTTAGAAACAGCAAAATTAAGGTATAAATCTTTTAGTCCAACAACATCATTTGATTCAGGGAATGCTTGAATTTCAATAATATTATTTTGAGAGTTTGTAGATGAAAAATTAATAGTATTAAGTATTATTTCACCTTTTTTATAATCAACAATACCTGCCTCTTTAACTAAAACGGTTTGCTCATTCTTTTCATTTTTATAAACTACACCAATTGTTCCTTTCATACTACCATCTAAATTACCAGCAGCATCTTTATTCGGGATATCTGTTAAGTATGAAACTTGTGATGATCCTGAAATGGTAAACCCAGTGCTCTTTATATTAAATCCAGCAGGATTTATAAAAAATTGATTACCAAAACATAACTCATATTGTGCAAATTGATTTAATAATGCTTTTAGATCCCTTCTAATAATTACTTTAGTAATATTTGATGTAATTCCATTATCAACTCTGTCAATTAAAGTACTTAATTTACTATACTTAAATCTTCCACCAAATTTGTTTATTTCAATATTGTTTCCGTATTGATTTAATGAATCTATTATTCTAGTCTTTAAATTTGCATCTGAAGAAATCTGTGATGGATTATAATACACAGTTGTATCCAACTCTACATATAGTATCTTAAGATCAATAATTTCTGAATTTATACCAGCTACAGCGTAACTCTTCAATTTATTCTTAATTTGTGTTTTGTCAAAATCTGACACATAAGTACCATTTTTAGGTTTGATACTAATTTTAACTTTTCCAAATT